TTGACATATCTTTACATGGAATTAGCGGAATATCGAAATATGTCGCTACTCGGAAACCAACTTCTCGGCCCTTTACACCACGAACACCATTATGGGTAGGAACAATTTCTTTTCGCTCCATAAATCGCTCTTGTGCCTGAAGCAAATCAGCAAGTGACTGAATTGTATCATATCCTGTCAAAATGCACTTTGGAGTACCACCATTGGTTCGTAGAGTTTGTAGAGTGCTATTTAACAAACTTAGAGTTAATGCTCGTACATCTCCAGCAGCATATCCATTTCCGTAATCAACAACTGCATCCATAAAAGATGGATTGAAAGCGTTTGCTACCAAATCACGACTGTTGTTTCCATACAAATAACTCATTTGGTCAACTAAACCGCCTGTTGATGAAGAACCACCCATTGAACCATGCATTCCTGCATCAATCATGGCTTCCATTTCTTTACTACTTGCTACAATCTTATTTAATGAAGTATAGTTTAATTCAATATCTGCATAACTTGTATGGTCGTAGTTTTCAAGAGGCATTACAAGCATTTTGGACTGAACCTCAGCGTGGAATTTACCCATATCTTCACGAACAATGTTACGAATATCACCGATACCATCATCAATTTTAGCCATTTCTGCTGCTACTTCGGAATAACCGAACATATGAGCAACAGTCTTAGGACTCATGTATAATGTTGCATATTCTGGAGATAGTTCAGAAAGACCAACACTACCCAAAGCGTGGTTTTCTTTTACACCACCAATACTATCGGCTGAAGGTGCGCTCATATCAGCAGTTGGAGTTGCAGTAATATCTTGCGTTCCAATAGCAAAAGCGGCGGCACTTCCACCAGCAGGTCTATCAATTAATACTCGCCAACCACTACTTGAATATGGTCTTTTAGCCAAAATAGCAAGTGGGTTAATTTCTTGGTTTAGCATGGACCAAACTTTTTGACCGTAAATTACGTTATATAAGTTACTAAGGTTTGATGCCGCAGTTCCAACAAATGCGTTTGTTGCGTTTGTATCGTGTGCTGTGTGAAGTCCGAGTAAAGACCCACCACTCTTTAAAAGATTATTGTTATCGAATCGGCCATAGGTTGCCGCTTCCAAATCTGCAATTGTGTTAATATATTTTACCATTTTAAATCACCTTTTTTATTATCCGTGTATTCAGCGGAAATTGTTTTCTAGTCGATATACTGCCAAGTGAATATCGTTCCAATCCATCTTAGCAATTTCATCACCTGAAGGAATGTTTAGATTATCAACAGCCTCTTGCTGCTTTCGGATAACATTTTCCTTCTCACCCTTTAGTGTGTCAATTAACTCACTAAATTGCTTCTTAAGTTCATTGACTTCTGCGCGAGGGTCATAGTTTGACTTCTCAATTGAATCTGCTTTTGCAGCAACTTCAGCATCAAATCGGGATTGGAAACTTCGCTTAATATCTTCATAAGCCAACTTTTCCATCTGCTCTGCCTTAAATTCAGCATAAGCCTTTTCTAGATTTTCATTACTCAAATCAAGAGTTGGAGTATCACCAGAGTAAAGAGATTTTTTGGTCTCAGTTCCAGCAGGAACTTTAATTTGCCCGTGTTTTGAACGAGGCTCTCCACCTTCAATAACAACTAATCCGGCTTCATCCTCTAATTGCCCTTCATGGGTATGTGTGGTTTTTGCCTTTTCAGCGGTCATTTCTTGTTCGTAATCTGCCATTTCTTTATCATGGCCCATTCCTTTTTCTTCGTCGCTTGCTGCCATTTCTAAATCTTCATCGGCTGCTTCTACATCAGATTCTTCAGTGTCTAAGTATTCACCTGTCATCTTTTTTTCACCTTCCGGTAAATTTTCTGTCATTTCCATATCACCGTCAACCGATTTTGGGTTTGGTGCTTTGGCAACATCTTCTCCTTTAATTTCTTTAAGGAGACTGTTAAGTTCTTCTAACGCTTTAGTTACTTCGCTCATATTTTCACCATTGTCTTGTTTTAGAATATCAAATTTTGCTTCGGGATTAATACCTTTTTCACAAATAGTTACTTCGTGTAATTCTAGTTTACTAATCTCATTATATTGACCTAATTCTGTATTATCCTTCTTTCTTTTTTCTAGTGCTTGACCACCTATACTAAAAGAACGAAGAACCCCTTTACGAATATCTCGACTAACTTCTCTAGCCTTTTCAATATCATCTCTTAATTTAATTACTACAAAAAAACCAACATCATCAACATCAGTTTTCCATAATCTTCCTGTTTTGTCTCTATATTCCTTTACTACTTCACCGACTTGAACATTAGAATGATTATTCATAACGTTTCTATATTTTGGTGCTTGCATAAATTTTTTAACAGCATCATTTAATGCTTCTAATGTGATTAAATCGTTTTGCTTATCTACTAATTCAATAGAAGCATATCCACCAATATATAATGAATCCGACTTTAAAATTTCAAAATCATGCCCTATATTTGGCCTAACTGTTGTAATTGGTTGAAGCGATGCGCTCGCCATGAATCAACATCTCCGAATTAGTATATAAAAGAAAACCTAATCGAGCGTATCGAAGGACAAATCCTTGTTATCATCTTCTCGAATATCCCATATTCCATCATCTGTGGACGGTTCAACAGGTTCTTTTACAAAACTAGAAAACGCTATCCACTGTTTTTGTTCTTTTAAGGGAACAACTCGTACATGAAGTTTTGTGTCAAATATGTCATCAACACTATCTATTTGAATTTCCCAACCAATTGTCTCATCTGCTAATTTAAAAGTCAAGTTTACATTACCGTCTTTTCGCAAATAAACTTTAAAATCCCCTTTTCTATATTCTTCTGGAGTCTTATATTCTTTTCTTACAATATTCTCATCTGCTTCAAAAGGTAAATCTAATAACTTATCTTTATCTAATAATCCATACTGTCTATTATCCAAAGATATTACACCTTCAAATTTATTTTTTAAATCTAAAGCGAATTTTCTAATATTTTTACCATACACTTCGTTAAATGTTTTTGCTGCTTTAGGATGGTACTTAACTAAATCATCTACAATTTCTTCTAATTCCATTTCTTTATCTTTATCTTTCAAAATTTGTATTACAGCAGAATTTATAATTCCAGTTTTATCTTTTAATAATTTTACCATTTCCTCTTTCACTAGGTCTAAATCCACAATTGCATTTTTAGCCATCAAGTTATCTGAACCGAAACCATAAATAGTAAACCCATCCATATCAAATTTTAAAATAACTTCAGTTTCCCCATGAACATCATCAGTAATAGAATATCCTTTTTCTAAAGCCTTTGCTTTATATTTTTTTGTATCTCCGCTAGTATCTGCGAGTAGTTGTAAAGTGATTAATTTATCGGGTGCTTCAACTTCAGGAATCTCAATAACTTTGGCAGTAAATACTCTGTATTGTCCTTTACTGTTAACCTTAACTTCGTCAACTTTCACCCTAACAATTTTACCGATTTCTACATCTATTTTTGTATTGAGAGCCTTACCAACATTTAAATAATACCTATCATTTATTTTTTCAGATTGCAGTTTTCTTGCTTCTTCTAAACTAAGAGGACCAGCCCCTAAAGTATATGAATTCAAATTGGATTTAGTAGATTTCTTATCTAAAACTATTAGGTCTAAGTCTACAAACTTTTTCCATTTAATCCACTTGGGATTTTTCTTTGCCCCTTTAATATATGTAGATGTGAGGTCTTTAATTACTACTCCTTCTGAAGTAGGAATTTTCATAATTTCTTTTCCGTATCTATTAATCTCTTCTAAACTATCAGCAATTCTAGTATCTTTCTTAGACGGAAACTGTAATTTTTCATCGGAATGTACAGAATAGTTTTGGAATAAGATATTAATTCTATCCTGTAAAGGAGTATCTGCTAAATCTCTATCATTATGGCGCATTATGTCAAAAACATGAATTCTTAACTCACCTTCTGTGTGTTTGTCTTTGAAAACATGAGCAATAACTTGCGCTCTATGTAAAGGTTTATTTTTCTCAAATAACATTAGTTCCCCATCTAATATACATTCACCGAATTTCTTTTCACCTAGTATTTTAACTTGGTCCTTACATTTATCTGTAATATCATTACCATTGTATGAGTAAATTTTAACTTTACCGTCGATTTTATGTAATTGTATTCTCATACCATCATATTTCTCTTGGACTAGCCAATCCCCTGTAAAGCCGCGTAACTCCTTAATGTCATCTACCTCAAAAATTCTATACATTGGCTTATTAGGAATCATAAAGTTAATATCACCTTTTTCCTTTTCTGACTTCTCTATATCCAAGCCGACTAAAGAATCCCACTCGGATTGCGAGTAGAATGCGGTGTATAAATCCTTAAATAAGGACATAGAAGCCTTAACTTTTGCTTTAACACCATTTGTATTTTTCTCATCGCCGTAATGCTCGATAATGTATGTACCTATGTCCTTGAAGTGTAGGTCAAGTCCGTCATACCCATCGGTAATTTTGTCACCTTTGGGCAGGTATTTATCCCAAAACTCCCTAGGAAGTGCGTTTCTATCACTTCTTAAAGCCCAATGGATAAATGACATAAGTACGCCTTTGTTTTCTAATAACTCTTCTAAGACGTTTTTTCTAAATTCTTTACTAAATGGGTCTCTAACATTTTCTGAATCAAATCTAAGGTCTTTAATCGCACTGTATATTTTTGCGGCAGTTGTTGATTTTGGGTCTTTTGCGTCATCACGTTCTAACATATCTTCAGATAAAACTTCTTTAAGTGAAGATGTAAAATCATCAGTTCCGGCATAAATATTTTGTAATCTTTCAATAGCCTTCATCCAATCTTTTGTATAGGTTTTTGGCTCTTGTTTAGCAGAAAGATAGTCAGCCCTAGTTCGTTCAAAAAGACGCTGAATG